AAGCATATCCTACAGGATTAGATTTAAGTTGTTTTTCCATGTCAGCTTTAAAACCGCGCAAAAACTCCAAGCCTAAACTTGCCTGACCTTCTGTAACATCCGGCGCTTCTAAACTTTGTATTAAATCATTTATACCTTTTGCGTTACTAACACCTTTTACCGCTTGGGAAAGATTATTTAAAAAACGTAAATCAGCAAGACCTTGCGTATATGATGCTTGATCTTCTGTTTCTACAAAAGGCATAGACAGTTGCCCTTGCGCTTCTAACGTTTCAATATAGCCATCAGGTAATGCTAATCCTTTTTGCAACATCGAAACGCCATCAGTAATTGCTTTTGTCGTTTCTTTAAATATTTGCTGATTAACTCTTTCAAGCTTTTGTTGTTCCGCTGATGGAGCATCGAAAAACGCTGCACCAGCGCCAAGACTTTGCAATAGTTTTGCCGCATCATTCATCGGCAACATTTCCAGTAAACCGATCTGCATACGCCCGGCTCCACTGTTAGCTAACACAGTTTCCCTTCCAGCTGCCCTTTCGGGTTCTGGTCTGCTTTGCAGTTGTTGTAGCTCCCTAAGAGTAAGTCGTAACTCTTCTAAATCTTGTACAGGCGTACCACTACTATTCAATGCTGCACGTATATTGCCAAGAATACCGTTGTACAAAGCATTGTACTCTTGTTGTTTTAATGCACCGGGATTACCTAGTCCTAACTGTGCAAGCCTAACAGAGTTAATGCCAAAGTTATTTGCGTGAAGTTTTGCTTCGTTTAGTTCTGTAGCACTTGCAATGTTTTGCGAAAACTGCGTTGCTGCATCGGCTCTTGTTTTCTGCGTAGCTGCATCAAGCTTTGTATCTATTGCACCGCGTAAGCTATACCGATAGGTTAGCTCCATTTGATTAAAACGATCAGTTAATACTTGTTGACTACGCCGATCAGTAACACCGTCAAGCAAACTTTCTTTTGCTGTTTTAGTAGCTAACGCCCACTGGCCTTCTTCTGGATTACCACCTTCGTTAAAAACTGAACCAAGTTCACTCGGATCAACTCTAGACAATCTGCGCGCATCTTCGCGTAAGGCTGTTTCACCAGCTAACAACTTTTGGTTTATCTGCGCTTCCCTAGCGGCCTTGTATCGCGTAGCAGCAAACTCACCAATCTCTTTAGTAGCAGCTGTAAACACACTAGCTTTAGCTTCTGCCTGTCTAATAAAAGGCGCTGCACTTGCTCTTGCTCTAAAACTACGACCCGGCGCTTCGCCTGTAGGTGTGCTACCAGCACGATAGATAGGTATACGCATTAATATTTACCTTTTTTAAAATTACGCAAAAGCTCTAGTATCATAACCAATACGTGCAGCCGAACCAAAACCAGCTATTAAACTTGCCGTACCTGACGATCTAAGCGCTGCCGCTGATGCACCAGCTTCCATACGCGATAACTGCGCTGTTAACTTGGTATCTTCTATAGCATCGTTGATTTGCATATTAGTTACATAGTTATTGAACTTATCTATAGCAATTTCAAAATCACTTTCTCGACCACCCTCGCGCAAAACTTGCATAGGTGTGCCGACTGCAATATCAACACCAGCGTAAGCAAACCCAGCTACAGCCTGACCTTGCGTTTTACGAAACGCCATACGCTTACGCTTGTTAGAAATAAGCACATTGTTGTTAATAATAGTACGTTGATTTTCTAATAAGTTTACATCACGCTCGATAATCTGTGCATTAAACTCACCAACTCTTGCAGCTGCCGCTGCCGCTTTGTTAGCAGCTTTTTTTTCTGCTATACCGCCAGCAACTTGCGTACCCATCATTATTAATGGCAGTGCTTCCATTTTGCGTACCTTTCGTAATCTAAACCATCTGGTCCGTATTTATGCATTAGACCTTCGCTTGTAAAACCTAAAAATTTTGCAAGCTTATGTGCATTTGTAAAATCTGATCTAACAACAGCTTGTACTCTTGTCAGCTTCAGTCTAGTTATTGCGGCATCTAACTCACGTTTTACTAAACGTACTGTCTGTATCCGCTTACCGTTCATTTCTCGCGTAGGCAAAAACCATGCTTCTGCTACACCTTCCCATACAGGCGCTAGACCTGTCACGGCATAAACCTTGCCATTGTCTATAAGTGCCAAGCCTCTGCCCGGCTGCAAATAAACAGGCATTGCAGAAAGAACTAAACCTAACTGCGAATTGTTTTGCAACGGAACACGATCCGCTACATCTAAAACGTGAACTTTACTAAGTGGTCTTGCTATCATTTATCAAAAGTATTCATCCTCGGATACAGTGCTAATACTGTCAAAGGTAGTGGCTGTGTCTGTTGTAAGTATATTCTATCATCATCATCAAAGCCACCCGGAAACTCAACATCTTTATCGCCGGAGAAAAGAGGAACCGCAGTATCCATATCCATTGAACTATCGCGGAAAAAGATACGATCTGTTTCGGAACTATCGTTACCCACTTCTACGCCCACTGTTTCAAACAATCGTACTGTAATACCGTGTATTCTCTTCGGTTTACCTTGACTTGTACCGTCAGAAGATCCGCTTTCAATCCGTAGCGTTTGCATATTTGATGTATACCCATACCCAATAGCTGCCGTAGTTGCAGAGAAATCGAGTGCTATAGATGCGCTTGATACTGCTTTATTTGCATGACTTGCGCCATTAGCAAGCACAGAAACCGTTTCACCTTCTAAATGATACAGCGTAGTAAAACTGCTTACCGCGCTACCCGAATACGATAAACCGCTATCTACAAAAAATGCAGACGTTGTGTTGCTGCCAAAATCAAAATCTTTCATGCGCTCTACATATCGCCGCGTAACACTATTAATAGTTCGTTTGACAATCATGTATAGCTCGTCATTACCTGTGTCCGTAGGTAATGTTGCAATGCTTTCAACCACTGCCGAACCGCCGCTAAACGTACCACCTATGGTATGTTTATGCCACGCAACAACTTGCTCTTCACGCCGATACGTTAATCCTATAAGCGCACCATCAGAACGTATAGCCCATACAATATTTTCTGGCTCTTGCTGATACGCAAAACTTTCTAGGCCACCTTCCGTAATATGTTCTGCTAGCACTGTAAGATCCGGCGCTTGATACCCGGCTGTGTTAACTTCACCAATATATTTAAACTCTCTGACTTTTCTGTTGCCGCGTTGCAGAAACAACGTAACATCTGCGACCTGTACAGGCTCTGTATTAGCCGATCCGTAGTTAGAATACTTACGAATTTGCGTTGTAGTCGGCGTAATAGGACCGTCATTTGTAGTTGTAAGCACGTATTCACCGCCGGAAGTACCAATAGTAAGCACTCGCGTAGCTGATAAATACCTAATATTGTTCACTTGATTTGATGCAATTGTGTAAATCAATGCATCATCTGCGTTTGTTCCTGTAGAAAAGTTAAGATAATCCGCGCTTTTACTAAACCATAACGTTTGTGGGTTGTTGTTTGTTGCTGCAAAAACAAGTCTTTGTTCAAAAAACGTAACAACACTTGGGTAATTATCAGTACCTGACAGTGATGGATTAGGCGATCCTGTTATTGTTGCTGTGGCAAATGTCCAAGCGTTGTGATTTGTACGCGATAAAGTACGAATTGCATAGCTTGGATGTACAAAATACATAATATCTGCACTTTGCGCGAACCGTAAATTAAATATGTCAGCCGCTGCGTATGGCGTTGCTACTTCAAATATTTCATCTACTGCCCCAGCTGACGCATATGTTGTAAAGTTTGTTGTGTTAATGTTGTTGCCAAACAGATCTTGCAACGTAAATGTATTTGTTGTGACGTTAGCCACCTTGTAGTTACGACCATTTAATTCTGTCATGCCGACAACATTATCTAAAAATATTTCATCGCCATTACTGTAGCCATGAGAAGATATTGTTACTACACCGGGGTTTGCTTTTGTTACAGCTGTAATGTTTTGTGCCGATCCTTTTAAAACCTGAGAACCGTTGCGATATACACGCATAACTTGATCCCCAAACACAAGTATGTATGTGTCTGTCGTTTTAAACTGAAATGGTATAAGCCTACTTTTTACACTGCTATCTTTTACAGTACCAAGATACTGAGTTCCCGGTCTACGTGTAACGCCGCCGTGTGGTTGCACCACCATGTTAGTTAAATCTGATAAGCCAGCCTTGTATTTCTCTAGCGTAATACGCCCTTCTAAGCGTGGCGATATTTCACCAGCTGTAAATGTGCTTAGTGAAGGTGCAGATCTTGCCATTAGAAACGCGCCTCGACAAAATCATTAGCTTCGATACGCTCTGGCGCACCTTCTGTTGCGTCTTGAAACGTGCTTTCTTTAAGTTTCCTATCGTAATCAGCTGCCGATAGCTGCCGTACAGTAGTAGAACCTGTAATTGCATACGATATTTCATACGCTAATCTAGCCGCTAACGTTTCTATTAGCCCGGCATCATACTGTTGTGGGTCTGTAATCCGAGCAACATACTTAATTTTTGCAGTACCTTCGTCCGTTAATAGCTTGCGACCCTCAATAATAAACGCCGGAGTATCGTTATTACTTCGCATATTATCAAACGGAAAAGTTAATGTGCCGTTGCTAAACTCTAAAACGCGCAAACAAAATGGGTCTGTAGGTAACGCATACTGTTTACCGTAGCCATATGTAGGCGCTGTACTTTCTTGTGCTAGTTCTGCCCTACGAATTAAACAATTCCACGGATGCGATCTAAACACACTATCCCTTACCGCTTCGTATCGCTGGTTAACAATGCGCGCTGGTTTGCTGTTTTCATCTAGCGCAGTAATATTAGATGCACCTAAACTGTTTAGCGCATAGTTAGCAATATCAACGGTACTTGTCATTCTCTATCTCCAATAAAAAAGAGGGGGCGCAAACGCGCCCCACTCTATTAGTCTAGAACGTACTTAATGGTAAGTTCAACAGTACCAGTGCCAGCTGCACCGCCCATTGTTACCGTTACAGGAACACCGTCCTCGTTAGCGTCTAACTCTGTGCCGGAGCCTAGAGCTAGTGTAGCAAGGATGTCTACCTTTTGCGCTGATGTAGAAGCCGCAGCTGCTTTATAAGCCGCCGCTGACGCGCTTACTGCGCTACCAGCTGCGTTAGTATGTGCAGCAAAACCTACAGACAAGGTTGTAGATGAACCCATTGCATCATGTGCAAGTGATCCTTCTAACAATCTTGCCCCATCAGGCATGATAAACATTTCAATAACGTCACCAGACGCTAAAGAAGATGCCTCGTAAGTACCATGAGCAACTCTAATTCTGCCACTCATTTCGTTTGCCTTATTCATCACGGCTGGTGTAGCGCGTGAATTAGTGCGTTGGGTTGAATAAACAGTAGCCATTAGTCAGTCTCCTTATTCGTTACACGCAATTTCTACTACTTTTTCTTCTTCCATGCGAGTTGCCCCGATGGACTGACAGTAATAGACTTGCGTTGAGTATGACTTATCGGCACGTTCATCAATCCGAGCAGACGGTTCTTTACCGATTGCCAGCTTGATACCGTCACTGGCAAAAGCAATAACCTGACGGTCACTGTTGCTGTCAGTGTTCAAACGATTAGATACGATAAAGTTAAAGCCAACAAATGAGTTTAGATCACCTGTTGCCAATGCTTTTACAGTATTAAAATCACTTGACGTTACGGTTGTATTGTTAAGCAGATCAGAGATTTGCTTTGGCGATACAATAATATGCCGCGTGATGGATGGGTCAACACTGTTACTATCTAAGATTTCTTTAGCACTTAGAAGTTTTGCAATAGTTAACCCGGCGCTGCCATGTGCAATTTTCTGACCTGATGGAAGCGTTGTAGAAGTGCTACCATCTTTACCAGTAGTTGCTGTGCCAAGAGCCGCAGTAATGATTACATCATCCATTGCTCTGCCCATAGCTGCCGCCGCTGCTTGAGAATAAGTAGATGTTGGATCAGCAAGCAAGCGCACTTTGTCTTGATCGTCAATCAAATCTGCATATTCATAGTCTGCCATTGTTACCATTCTCAATTATGTTCACCTTAGTTCGCTAAACTAAAGCCGCCTTATGGCTGCTATATGTTACCATATAGTTCAGATCATATCATCATCTTTTAAAGATGCTCTGCGCTTCGAGCCGCTTGGCTCTACTTCCTTTCGGAATGATCGTTGCACGTTCCCATTGCTGGGCTTCGCTCAGGATTATCTCAGTAAGACTTCCC